CCCTAGAATCACGGTACAGCTACACCACTGTAGTTCCTACTGCTGGTTCCGGAGTTCCCGAATCAAGGGATCTTTCCCAAACGATTGGAAGGAGAACCTAAGTCCTTTCTTTCGATCGGATTCGGCCTCAAGGTATTGGCGTGGGTCAAACTGAGAAGGATCTGTTACTCCTTTGTGACCTATGTCAACCAGGAGTTCCTCTTCTTTGAGAAGTTGGAATCTCTCCCGTTCCCAGTGCTGGCAAACTCTCTCCGCCCAAATGGAGGAGTAAACCTCATTCGGAACGAATTGAGTAAGTGGATATCGGGACAATGCTCTGTTGAGCAAGTTACCGAACCACCTGCTCCCAGGTAAGCCGGAACTTCCGAAGAAGTCTTCCGGGTCACTATATAGGGGTTCAAGCGACAAGTCACGCTGCGAAAGTGTGGCTATATAATCGTCGTATGCTCGCGCCCAATAGGGTGACCAGTCTTTGACTGCGTTACCCACCGCGTGGACAACATTTAGAACTGAGAGGTTTCCCTCTGAGTTGTACTTGTACGGACGATAAGCGGTCGCTGACTTTCCACACTTGGTAATGATGAAGCCCGCGAATTCCACAACGTTACCTTCGTAACATTTGTGTTGTGAGACAGGTACCCCCAGCTTATTCAGCTGATCAAGGTACATCCGCCGCAGGTCAGGATTGAAGATGACAACATCATCTCCCAACACCGCAAAGTTGCGGCCATCTGCCGGAAGTCTCAGGTAGCAAGCCAGGGAATTCAACATCAGGAAGTGTGTGAGGTGGAAAAGTGGGAATGAGCCATACAGGCCCATTGGCTGCCCACTCTGGTAGTACCAGGACGTCTTAGCTGATTTGGGTAGACCGACCCAAGGGCCGGTTAACTCCCTAAGAGCAGCACCAAACTCCGGTATGCCTAGCAATTCGGTTACCCGAATCTGCAGGTCCAGAGGGAATCGATCAGTTGCAGATGACAAGTCTACAGCTGCACAGAATCCAGTCGTCTTCAAGGTCTGGAGCGCCAGGGAGGCGCCGACGGTCTGCCTCGACGCGCACGACATATCCCTCTGCCGCCCGTGCGGGAGGAAGGTACCAGACGCCAGAAGTCTAAGAACCC